TCTCATCTTCTCTTATAAAAGGACCTCCTGCAAATTTAACTCCGCTATCAGAATACCTTGTTCGCAATCCGTATCTTGCAACAGTAGGAGGAGTTCTATCTCCAAAGTAAACAATATTTTCTCCAGTATTATATTCACTTCTAGCACAAAATAAAAATCTATCACCATCTGTAAAAGTGTCATCTTCTCCTGGTGGATAAGATTGAATCCATAATCTTGTATCAAATTTATCTGGGTCTACGTCTGCATTTGTATTATCTGTTTGACTCCAATTAAATGATACTAAAGGACCCTTTGTCTCTATTATATCAGAAGGCATTCCAGATATATTTATAGTAGCAGTACTTTCTGCAGCTTTAGAGTCATAAACATAATCTCCAGCAGATGTGCTAGGGTCTCCTACAGTAGTCAAATTACTCCATTTAAATGATTTGTATACCATTGAAATAGTTTCTGTAGCAGATGGTTTAGTAGTTTCCCAAGTATTATAAGCAATATTCATATCTAATCTATATATCTTATCTCCATAAGTGCTTAATGCATATATATGCCCACCATCAGTACCATCAGTTTTTTTACTGTAAGAACAGCAAATTGATTCAACTGGAAAATCTAGCCTATCACTTCTTTCAATTGTTCCTTTTGTATAAACTGTATCATTAGCCCCTGATGCTGCTATAACCCTATCTTCTGGAGTTATTCTGTATAAATAATTACCACCCCTCCTTATACCATAATAATAATGAGGTCTATAAGATATCCTATAATCGGCATTGCCAGGATACGCATCTAAATCAGTATTTCTTTTACATACAAAAGTATCAGAATCTGTCACAGATGAAACCCACCATACACCATTTCCTGCCCAACTATTATCTGCATCTTTATACTCTCTTACAACTATATTATCACCTACGCTTAATCCATGTGTAATAGAGTCTACTTCCATTTGGTTGCCTCCACTGACAGTTCCATCAACATCTTCCCATTCTCCAGCTACACATATCTTGTCTAAACTATTAACTCCAGAATTATCGTAAGAAGCAATTGCATCATCATCTACATATAATTCTTCTGATTTTTGCCCAAATATTTTATGATTTAAATATCCTAACCATTTAGGTGAACTATCTGCTTTCTGAGAACCAAATCCTATATGTACTTCTCTATTTTTAGCTGTAAAAGTTGCTTGATTAGTAGATGAATTAGCTATCATTGAACCAGAAGGTGATGAATCCACAGAGTCTACAAAAGATGTAAAGCTATCTTTATCAAATTTAGGCATTACTCTTAATATAGAGTTTTTACTATCGTATAATACTAAATCTTTGTAATTGTTATTGTTTATAATTCCAGAGCTTGTAGCTCTTGCACTATGCACACTAGAATTATATAAAGTAGTTTCTTC